ACAGGTACAAACCCAACGTGCAGTAGGGGAACTCAATCACACTGCAGGTCCTATCATTAACTTAGATAAAGTATCTCACCGCATCACCGAACTCCAGTGGAACGGTAACGATGTGATGGGAAAGGCACTTATTCTTGATACACCGAATGGTCAAATTGTGAAAGGTTTGTTAGACGGTGGAGTTAAGCTAGGTGTTTCAACTCGTGGTATGGGAACTCTTGAGCAACGAAACGGTGTGAACATGGTTGGTAAAGACTTTGTTCTTAACACTGTAGATATCGTACAAGATCCATCTGCACCGTCAGCTTTCGTCGATGGAATTATGGAAGGTGTTGAGTGGATTTGGAATAACGGTGTCTTAGAGCCTCAAGAAATTGAAAAAATTGAGACTGAAATTAAGAATGCTTCTAAGTCTGATCGCTCTGCGGTTGAGATGCGGGAGTTTAAGAATTTCCTCTCTAAGATTAATCTTTAATAGGAGATAAACATGTCTGAAAAAGAAATTTTAGAAGACATCGAATCTGTTGAAGAAATGGTCGTGGATCCAGATCCTGAAGAGGAACATGAAGCTCACGACGAAGACGCAGCAGAAGCTGATGATGCAGAAGAAGTCTCTGAGGCAAAAGATGCTGAGAAAGCTTCGGTTGATTCCGTAGCAAAAGCAGCAGGAGCTACTACACAAGTTCCAATGCCTAAGACTAAAGCTGGTATGATCAATGCGATGTACGGTAAAATGAACGGTATGAAGAAAGCAGACCTTATGGCTGCTTACGATAAAATGATGAATGCTATGGCTCATCCTGATAAAGAGGATGATGAAAAGCAAGAAATGGCTCACGGTAAAAAGAGCAAGAAGATGGAATCTGTAGAGGTTGATTTCTCTGCTGATCTTGGCGCTCTCGTCGAGTCTGAAGCAACTCTTTCTGAAGGATTTAAGGACAAGGCAGCAGTTATCTTTGAAGCTGCTATTAAGTCTAAGGTTTCTGAAGAAGTTGCACGCATTGAATCTGAACTTCAGGAAGATTTTGACGAAGAGCTGAAAACCACTCGTGAAGAGATGGTTGAGCAGATCGACGGCTACCTGAACTACGTCGTAGAAAAGTTCATGGAAGAGAACAAAGTAGCAATTGAGAACGGTCTCCGTACTGAAATTGCAGAAGGCTTTATGAAAGGCCTTAAGGATCTCTTCACTGAATCCTACGTTGAAGTTCCAGAGTCGAAGGTCGACCTCGTCGATGATCTCTCTGAGCAAGTTAGTGATCTTGAAGCAAGACTTAACGAAACCACTGAAGCTTCTATCAAGCAGGCTCAGCAGCTCGAAGAGCTTAAGCGTGATGCTATCATCCGTGAACACTCTCGTGACCTCGCTGAAACACAGGTAGAAAAGTTGAAGTCCCTGGCTGAAGACCTTGATTTCGATGATGAAGAAACTTTCGCTAAGAAGGTAGCTACCATCAAAGAATCTTACTTCACCAAGAAAAAAGTAACTGTAGCTGAAGAATCTGTTGACGAAGTTGCTGAAGAACAGGAAGTTACCGGTTCCATGGCTATGTACGTTAGCGCACTTAAGCAAACTCACAAACCACAATAATAAGAAAGAAGGTGTACAATAATGCAAGCTCCTATCTCTTACGATAAACTCGTATCGAAGTGGGCACCAGTACTCAACGAAGAAACTGCTGGTCCTATCTCTGATCACTACCGCAAGCAGGTAACTGCTGCTATCCTGGAAAACCAAGAAAAGGCTATGCGCGAAGAACGTATGGCTTCCTCGTTTGGTTCCATTAACGAAGCTGGTACCGTTTCCGCTGATGGTGGTGGTGCTAGTACTTCTGGTTTCGATCCAGTACTGATCTCGCTCGTTCGTCGTGCTATGCCAAACATGGTTGCTTACGACGTATGTGGTGTACAGCCAATGTCTGGTCCTACTGGCCTCATCTTCGCGATGAAGTCCAAGTACAAGACCACTCGTGCTACTGTTACTACAGGTGACGAAGCTCTGTACAACGAAGCAAACACCGCATTCTCCGGTGACTCTTCGTTCGATCAGTCTGCTTCGACCCCTCCGTCCGGTATCATTGACTCTGACTTTGATAACGACGGTGATTCGGCTCACGACGCAGAGCGTATTACTGCTAGCAACAACACTGGCTCTGGTATGACTACTGGCGCTGGTGAAATTCTCGGTGAGACCGGCCAAGCAGCTCTGGCAGAAATGGGCTTCACTATCGAGAAGCAAACGGTAACTGCTAAGACACGTGCTCTGAAGGCTGAGTACACCATGGAACTGGCACAAGATCTGAAAGCCATCCACGGTCTGGACGCAGAAACTGAACTGGCTAACATTCTGTCTGCCGAGGTACTGGCAGAAATTAACCGTGAAGTTATCCGTACCATTACCTCGCAAGCTAAGTCCGGTGGCGCACTTACTTCTACTGGCGTAGCTTCGGCTGACTTCGATCTGAACCTCGACGCTGATGGTCGTTGGTCCGTTGAGAAGTTTAAGGGTCTGGTATATCAGATTGAAAAAGACGCTAACCAGATCGCTAAGGACACCCGTCGTGGACGTGGTAACTTCCTGATCTGTTCGTCTGACGTAGCTTCCGCTCTGGCAGCTGCTGGTATGCTTGACTACGCTCCTGCTATGTCGACCAACCTGAACGTTGACGACACCGGTAACACTTTTGCAGGTGTACTGAACGGTAAGATGAAGGTATACGTTGACCCATACGCAGCTAACGATTACGCTACCGTTGGTTACAAGGGTGCAAACGCATACGACGCTGGTCTCTTCTACTGTCCATACGTTCCATTGACCATGGTTCGTGCAGTTGGTGAGAACACTTTCCAGCCAAAGATCGGCTTTAAGACTCGTTACGGTATGGCTTCCAACCCATTCGTAACCAACTCTACTAACGGTCTTGGCGACGCTAAGTCGAACCAGTACTACAGAATCTTCCGCGTAGCGAACATTCTGGGTTCCTAAGCTACTTAAGCTTACAACGATAACAATAACTGTTATATAAATACTAGGGTGGATCGAAAGGTCCACCCTTTCTTTTTGGAGTAAACAATGGCAACACTGACATCAAATCAGAACTATCTACAGCCAAGCGGGTTTAGGGTAATCATTGACCGCGAGAACTATCCTAATCTAGAATACTTTGCACAGTCTGTAAACCATCCAGATGTTACTCTTCCTGTAGTGGCTAATCCGTTTCGTCGTATCGAAAACGTTAGCATGCCAGGAGATACGCTTTCCTATTCTGAATTATCTGTAACGTTTATTCTTGATGAAGATTTAAAAGGTTATATCGAACTTTACAACTGGATGGAAAAGCTCGTCAATGAAGAGTTTGTAGGTGAAGGACCAAGATCTAGAAAGGTCAATCCCGAGATCCCTACCCAGGCCGATATCTCGCTTTCTATTCTTAGCAGTCATAACAATCAGACTAAAAGAGTATTGTACAAGGCATGCACACCTACATCACTAAGCGGATTACAGTTTTCTTCGATTGCAGGAAACGTAGAATATCTAACTTATGACGCTAGTTTCTCATTTACGGGGTTCGAATTCCTCGAATAATATGGTATAATAGGTCTACCAAATAGACTATATTGGATTTATTATGAAATTAGATTTAGAAGCCATACTGACCATGTGGCGTGAAGACTCTGAAATCTCTGAGTTCAACCTAGATGAAGAGTCACGTAAGACACCATCTCTACATGCCAAGTATCTTGAGATCCATTCCCTTACAAAGCTAAGATTAAAAAAAGCTGAACTAGATCAAAAAACGCTGCTTAAAGATAAGTGGCTATATTATAATGGTAAGATGGACGAAGAAACTATTCGTGAGAAAGGATGGAACTTCGATCCGTTTAATGGACTAAAAGTATTAAAAGGTGATATGGATCACTACTATGATGCTGATACTGATATTCAGCAATCAGAGGAAAGAATTGCTTACTATAAGACGATTATAGATACTCTTGACGAAATCATTAATAACTTACGATGGCGTCACTCGATTATCAAAAACATGATTGATTGGCGAAGGTTTGAATCCGGAGGATGAGTTACTTGGCTTTATTTGATGACGAAGAATTTATTTCCCATGCAGGTCTTAAGCTCGGTTGGAAGATCGAGATGGATGCCTTATATACGGACGACTGGCGTTGTCTTGCTAAGATGATTATGGAATACGAAACCAGACCTTTCCGTAAGGCTGTAGGTATTCCACGTGGCGGTGTACGTTTAGGACAAATGCTTAACGAATATGCAACTGGTAATCCTGATGATCCTGTTCTAATCGTAGATGATGTATACACAACAGGAGCAAGCTTTAAAGAATTCATTTCTGAAAATTATTTGGTAACTCCAGTAATTTGCTGGGTCGTTTTTGCTCGAAATCCTATTAAGGGTAACATTAATACCTTGTTCCAAATGCCTTCGAAGATTCGTAAAAAACTTAAATAATGGAATTAAAATCTAATACCTTACACGTACGTAAGAAGAACCATTCCCAGCTATTAGTACTATCTGAACCACACATCTCCAACGAACTGAATGACTTCTTTTCGTTTGAAGTGCCGGGACATAAGTACATGCCTGCGTTCAAGCAGCGTAGGTGGGATGGTAAAGTACGGCTGTTTAGTTCTGCTAAAAGCGAACTGCCATGTGGTCTATATGAATACCTTGATGAATTCGTTAAGCCACGCAACTATACTATTGAAGTAGATCACGACACTACGTATGGTCGACCAGATAGCAACGTAGCTGTAGATCCCAAGGATCTAGCGCAGTTTATTAAGTCACTAAACTTACCATTCGAGCCTAGAGACTATCAGTTTGATGCCATATCGCAGGCTATCCACTCGAAGCGCTTGATCCTACTGTCTCCTACAGGTTCTGGTAAGTCTTTGATTATCTACGTACTGATGCGCTGGTTCCTAGAAAACCATAATAAGCGTGCCATCATCGTAGTACCAACCACTTCCCTTGTACAGCAGATGTATACTGACTTTGAGCAGTATGCACAGAACGATAGCTTTGACGTATCGCAGATGTGTCACCGTATCTACTCTGGTATGCCTAAGCACAATGTACCCGAGCGTGTATTCATCTCTACGTGGCAATCCATCTATAAGCTTCCAGGTACGTGGTTTGAGCAGTTTGGTGCTGTGTTTGGTGATGAGGTACATAACTTCAAAGCTAAGTCTTTGTCTGGTATTATGAACAAATCCAGGGAAGCAGAGTTCCGGTTCGGGACTACTGGTACATT